ATATGCTCTTGCAACATCATAAATCTTAGACGGAAATATAAGAGGTTTCAATTCGTTGTCTCTAAACTTTGCTACGACTCTATATGGTATTTCACTTACATCCACAACTACAAATGCAGAATAATCATTTGATGTACCTCTCGCAACATCTGCAACTAAAACATATGTACGATCTGGTTGTGGAGCAACATGAACATCCAGACCCGCACTGGATTGTATTGGGGTTCTATATGTTAACTGTTTCAATTTATAAGGTGCAATAAGTGTGTCAATGGAACCAAGGAACTCGCACTCAAACTCTGTATTGAACTGAGCCTGAGAAGTGTTCTTAATCGTCTGTTCCTTCCATGCTTCGTCTCTGCCCGGAACTTCACTCCAATGTACCTCAATAGGAATGTACTCATTTCTCTGTTCTTCTGCATCCACCCATAGTTTATAGAACATATTCATACCATGTGGGGTGGAAACGATCATTACCTTCGTAGTTTTACCCGAACTTATTGTAGGGTAGACTGAACTGAAAAATTGTTCTGCAACATTACTTGGGACATATGCAAACTCATCAAGGAAAATAATGTTGTAAGACCCACCACGAACAGCAGACGCACTAGTAGAACTTGCCAATATTTTTGAACCATTTTCTAACTCCAAGGAACCTTTGTTCCAACTCATTACTCCCTGTTGTAACCACTTCGGTAGATGTTCATACGCAAGTTGCAATCGTGATAGTAGATCACGAGCAGTTGCAGCCTTATTCGCAAGGATTGCAATATTAACACTTGCGTTAAACAACGCATAGTGCAGCAGATACGAAATCATAACGGTAGACTTACCCGACTGTCTAGGCAACTTACAGATAGTGAAACGATTGTTATGAAACGTCCCTACCATTTCCTTCTGGAAGTCATACATTTTAAAGGGCACAAGACCCTCATCCAGAGAAACAATCTTTACATAGTTCTCAATAAAGTACTGAGGACTATCCATACACTTCTGATACTCAATAAGTTCTTTCTTCGTCCAGTTCTGGGCGACGTTAGCTTTCTTGAGGTTTGGATTGCCGAGGTAAGTAATATCAGGCATTACGGATAATTCTCTACACTCACAAGTTCTCTGTTCCTTATATGCTCTTCTTCAATATCATCCTTTGACTGTCCAAAATATGCAACAGCGTTGTGTGTGTCAATCAACAACTGATTTAGAGTTGTATCCTCCACAACAAACTCACCAAGAATACGACCATATTTTCCCTTACCATCTTTTCTAGTGCGTAGAACCTGTATCGAATCCAAAGGAAGATGTTTCTGTACGAACTCCTTTGCCATAAGTCCATAGACCTTTTCTTCTTTGTCACTTGTCCTTGACTCAGGTGTGTCTACGCCATAGAAACGAATCCTCTGTTTCTTCAACCACACACCAAACCCAAGATCGATATCCACATCAGCTGTGTCACCGTCTATTACTTTAACAATCTTACATGGATACTCATACATAATCGTCTCCTTGTTCTATTTATATCTAACGTATGTACCATCCTCATACACAATCTTATTAAGAGCATATTGATTACGGGAAGAACCTAGATATCGTGATTGTTTCTTATATACTAAAGGAAAAGAACTTTCTTTTTGTTTTGTGTTGAGATATTCCTCATTTTTATCATAATCATATATGTATTTTTTCAATGGCCATTTGTATGTTCTATAGTCACCATTATGTCCAGCGTAAGGATTAGACAAAGACCACTGTTCAAAATAGTCTGTGTAGAAAAATGCATACTCTAGGTGATATGTAGAGGGGTCTTTCAAAAATCTTGGTGAGTGATGTCTTGTAGACAAGTCGTCTATACTTCTTGCAAGCCACCAAAGTAACTCCCAACATGTTTTTGGTTTGTATGGAGAAATGTCAATATATTTCTCGACAACATTTAACATGTCAGAATCTTTTATAATATTAATCCAATCACTATCTTTAATCTTAAAGAATTCTTCCATAGACATTGTTGATGATATTGCAAGAAATAATTCGTCTCCACCGTTACCATTCACATTAATTGATTGTCCATCCCACAACTCAATATTATCATAGATATAGTTATCATGAGAATGCCACTGTAAATTAACTTTCTTATTCACCAACAAATCGTAAAAAAGTGGATTTTCTTGCACACTATTTGTTGATAGATAAACGGTAAGGCTTGTATCCAATCTTCTAGTTTTCAGAAGACCTACCAATGCACCTGTGCTGTCTATACCACCAGACCACCACAATCGTATTGGTTTACCAATGTCCCACAATTCTACAGCCCTACGATTAATCAGCTCTTCGAAGGTTGATGTAAAATTTGCAGGAAAATTTATTTTGTTTTTATACTTAGAAACATCTTCATTAGCATAAAGTGGATTCTCTATCAAATCTAGTTGATTATCAAACCCATGTCTAAAACGTGGAGAGTGTAGACCAAAACTAGTTGCTAATTTATACTCATCTCTCGCACTTATTTTTGGAAAAGAATTTAGATGATAATAAAGAACCTTACTCACTTTTACCCTTCAACATTTTCTGTAACTCAGCAGTGCTACCAACAAACAATGCATTGGTTACACTCTTAGGTCCATGATCTGGAACCTCTTTGAGTTTTTTCATCTTCTCTTGAAGGTCACCTAGTTTCTCAGTAACCTCTGCAACATTCTTAATTAACTGTCCCGCAACCTCGTATGCCCTTGGGTGTTCACCCTCTTTCGCAAGTTCAAGGATACCTTCAATTGCACTAGAACCCTGTTCAACCAACCGATAGAAGTTCTCTCTTTGATACTTATAGTCAGCATCAATATCCTCATCATCAAGCAAGTCGTCTGGATAACGAGAAACTTCAGAAAGTTTAGCGTTTGGGTTTAAAGAAGCTTCGGGTGGAATAACATCCCCAACTACTCCAAGTGCTTTATCTATTTCATTTACCATATTAATTCCTCTGTATTCGTACACTTTATCCTCAATCAAATTTCCCGCCAAGAATGTTCCTTACATCTTGAGCAGAACTTAAATACTCCATAATTGAACCTCTATACTTATATGTCTCTGGGTCTGCTTCATGTCTCCAAGGACCATAACTGCCATGTTTAGCACAATATAAATCTAAATCTCTACCTGTATAACCATATTTAATAAAAGTATCATACGCTTTCCAATATGCACAATCTCTACACTCAGTGTCTTCACATATATTAATATCATGTTTTCGAGTCATATACGCAAGTTCTTCTGGCATAAATTGAAATTGTTCAAATCTTCCAATCATTTTTGCAGCAACATCATCATAATCAAATTCATCTCCCTGTGGAACAGGTTCTAACTTGGGACATCCAGCAAGATATATGTCAACTCCAGCATCCTCAAAATGTTTACGCAAAACAGGATACGCAGCATCCACACAGGTATTTTCCAATGATATACCAACACAAATAGCATCAGGACGAAGTTCTTTTATCCAATAACCATAACCTTTGTATCTAGGTAAAACTCTTCCTACATCGTATGTAGCAACTTTAAACCCTTCACGAATGGGCTGCCTGTCTGGAGTATAATCAAGTTTCCACGGCAATTCTTCATATTTAAAATCACGAGTCTCTTTTTTAATATAATCTACAATGTCTCTTACTTTTTGTAATTCAACTTGTATTTCTTTTGGACCACCAACATCATTATATGCGTGTCTAGCATGAATATCATAATTTGTTTCAGTTAGCCAACGATAAAGTGAATATGTTGAGTTTATGCCACCGGAGAATGGTATAAGTATTTTCACATTAGCCCCACAAGTCTGTGTTGACCTTCACAAGAAAACAGTCTTTACGGAAACAATCTTCCATATAAGAACTACAATGAATTCTTGAAGTCTCAAACATTACAACCTGACCAATATTCCAAGGAATAGATGCTGCAACACTAAAACCATGTAACATCTCAATTGGGTGATGTTGCAAATGTTTTTCCCAAATATTTGAATCAAAGGGTCTGTCAGTGTATCCAACTAAATCACTATAATCATGATCTAATTTCCACCCAGCTCCGCCATGTATTCTATAGAACCTTTCGTTGTCAGTGTCAGGTTCAATTCCAGACTTTGCAGACCAAGGAGTTTTTTGGTCAAAGTATACAGTCTCAGTGGTTCCAGCACTTCCATCTTCCTTGTAACATCTTAATGGAAAGAATACAGATGTGTTTGCGACCCGAGGTTTTTGTCCTGTCCTGTTATACGATTTCCAATTGTCACCCAGATAATTTTGACCATCATTATGTATATGAATTGGTTCTTTATAATACCCCCACCTACCTTGAGCATTTGGTTCGTACCCAACAATTGGTTTTAGAATTTCATTGAAAAACTTGGATGCCTTGTCCTTCTCATCTTCAGTAAAAAAATCTAAATTAGTATTACCTTGTATCGAATCACTCGTTTCATCTATTGGCATGCCACTATCGGATATTTTTCTATGTCCCAAATAATTTTTGTTTTGTCCATAGAACTTTCGAGTCCGATTTAAGACTTGTAGTTCTTCTTCTAAATTTATTAGATCATCAATTGTTGACAGAGAAACGTCTGCATAATGAAACATGTTATCACTCATCTTCACCTGTCACTGGATTGTGAGTCTTCGCATCTTCGAAGAAAGAATGCACCTCATTGAAACCAAAATCATCGTCTGCATCAGCACTCGTTGGGTCTGGTGTAACAGTAACTCTTTGTTGACGTTTCGGTGCTTGATCAGGCATATCAGTGTATGCATCAATCTGCACTGTCTTAATAACCTTACTGGATGTAACAGGACCATAGAGATAGAACTTACAAGTAAAATCTAGAGTATAGATGATTGCTCGTCTTGTTGTGAAATCACCCTGATAATCATCCTCATAAGAAATACTATTCAATTGAACAGGAACGTCTTTTTTTACACCCATATCTGGATTGTCATTCATTGTAATTGTATAGTCCGGCTGAAAATATGGAAGAATTTGCTCTACAATCTGTAGAGCATCATCGGACTGTTTTGCAAGAATATACAACTGAAAATTTATGTTATAAGGAACAGGCATATATTGCGTGTCTAACTGTTCTGACTTATCGCCCTTAACTTTTTTAAACTTCTGCACACGATTTAATTTCCGGCCGGGATCATATGTAAGACCCGTAATCTCAAAACCAATACGAGGTAAAGTGACCGCCGCAGCTTTCGTCAAGTCTGCATCATCATTTAGTCGCACAAGAAATTTCTGCCTTGGACCATATGCCAAAGGCACTTTCATAGTCTGTTGAATTACACCAGAGTTATCCTTACGAACTAATTGAATATTATTAAAAATTGTACCGAAACCAACAACGACATTGCGTATTGTTTCGTGATAAAATTGTTGTCCTAGCATTAATCTGCACTCCCTGCATCACCAAATGGATTCGATTCACTGAAGTCCAGTATCGTATCATCCAATGTTTCAAACAACT